TAGCAACAGAAGACGCCCAAAGGTCGTCAGCGCATTGTATGACTTCTCTGACATCGGGAGGCACCTCCTCTGGATCGTCTATGGCCAGTAGGTTAGCCCTGACGGTTTTGTCAATGGAGATCTTGCCGTCTCGCTCCATGAGTTTGAGGGCTTCAGGCCCGACGCGCTCTTGCACCCACAGTCGCATTCTAGGACTTCTAACAGTCTCGATCTGACCGTTAGTGATTTTCTTAACAGCAGCTTCGATCTCTTGAAGCTCAGTAGACGCGTATTTGACCGCCGCACGGCATAGTAGCTGATCGACAAGAACGCCGCGATCATTGATGCGCTCATTAACATGGTAATCCTCCAACTCTTCTGGCGTCAGTTCCCGCATGGCTTTGCTGGCTGCACGCATTGTTCGCACGTCCTGCTCACAATATTCGATGAGATCTGGGATAAGGTCATCCCTGTAAGGAGGTATGCAACAAGCTCGAACAAGAGCAGCACCACGATGATCTTTACGCATGTCCGTGCCAGCAAATCGCGCAACATCTTCTAAACTCCCCGGTGCACAGTTCGCCCGCGCTTGCGCAGCGGTGCAGTAGAATTGTTCTAGTGGTATCGGCATATTCAGGACATGCCAGAAGATTAGCCGCTCGAACGCCGCGTTGTGGGCTCGAAATTGTGTTCCGTGCTGCGCGGCCATATACACGGCTTCAGGGAACTTTTGCCCCGGAACCCATGTTTTGACCTCGCTGCCGCGCCGCGCCCATGACATGCAAATTACTTGCGTGGACGGATGACGGGCGTAGTTATATACGCCCGCTGTCTTCAGATCGCACTCGCTGCGCGTCTCAAAGTCTAGCCAGATCATTTTTTCAGACTCTGGTAGGCGCGCTTGACGCGCGCGCGTTTAATAAGGAGAGCTATGGTCGCTCTAGCCATATGTTCTTTTTCAGCTATGACGGCGTGAGAGAAACCATCATTGACAAGACGCTCGACCAGTAGCTCACGTTCGGTCAGCGGTTCGGCCTTGACCATCTCGCACCATTTGTCGCTATGCGACGGCGCGACGACGACCGGCTCTTCTGTTAGCGCGGCGTATTTGTGATAATATTCTGTTGCGTCGTTCTCTAGCCATTTTATGCGCGGTATGGATAACAGCATGTGCCGCACGGAGCTGCCATTTTCTTGACCGCGACCGCTACGCGATGGCGTAACAACCGGAATATACCGGCTTACCTTTTCGATTCGATCCATGACACAAAGATCCCTGAGATTAGCCCGAAACCATAAAAGAAAAGATGGAGTGACGTGTCTGTCAGCATTTCAGTATAGGTCATTCCTTCTCTCCCAAAGCAGCGCGGGCGGCGCGGACAGTTACTATGTCTCTGTCGTATTGAAATTTGCATTGGGAGAAAACACTTCCGTCACTGCTTTTGTATGTCTCATCAATCCACGCTTCCAATTCGTCGGCGCAGTCTTTCAGCGCCGCTTTAAGCTCCGCGATGCGCTTCTCTTGCTTGCGAATTAAACTCATCGCCTGATGACACGCTCCCGCTTCGCCCGTGTAGCCCTTTGCGTTGAGCCAGTCCTCGACGTTCACAAGGTCGGGGTAGGTGTTGGTGTGGTCAATCATTCTTCTTCTCCAAAGCGGCGCGGGCGGCGCGGAGGTCGGCGCTCTCCGGCGAACTGTCAGACTTTACTTGACGGTTGGCCTTCGCCTTCCGGACCTCTTGGACATACTGTTCACTCTTGTCATATTCTTCCCGCGTGACCATAGACCCGTCGCGTATCCGTATAGTAGGCTCGTCAGTCATTCCTTCTCCCCCAAAAGAAAAGGGCGGCGCAGCCCTACTACGCCGCCCTCCTATTATCAGCCGCGACGACGACGGCCAGTGTCACCGGCAGAGCCATCGACCGTTTCAGCCGGCGCACCGTCGAGCGAGATCCATTCGATCACGTCAAACACCGGAGTGTAGACGCGGCCGTAGGACTTGTGCTGATAATATTCCGAGCCGAGTTTCACGACGGCCACCGGCGCGTCCTGATTCTTCTCGACCTGATCGGCAACCTTCATGGCAAGCTGGTGCATAGCGCGTTTGCCGCCAACGGACGTGACCGTATAGCGGGCTTCAACGCCAGCATCCTCACCGTCAAGGCACTTGACGCTCATGCCGACCTGCGGCTCCCATCCGCGCTTAGCGCCAGGCGGGGGCACGTCCAGTTCGGGAAGCGGCTCCGTAATGGACACCATCTTCTCGCCAAGCACCTCGCCTTCTCCCCACGCGATGAAACCGTGGACGAACGAGAACGGATTGACCGCCCAGCGTCCATCTTTGTCGATCTCAGTCTGATCCGCGCCGTAAACCCAATGGCCGGTCTTATCCATTTTCAGGATCGCCGAACCAACTGAAGCATCAGTATCGAGTTTACGCAACGACTCAGCCAGAGACGCAGCGGTGGGGAGATTGGCGTTGCCGAACTTCACAATATTAGACATGACTAGACCTTTAGCTTAGAGAAGGCAGAACGGATGTCCTTGCCTATTGTAAGCACCGCCGGCCGGGGATCGCTCTCCGGCGCGATTGTGTTACCTGTTGACATGGAAACGGTAAAACCTTCCGGCATCGCAATATGACGCTTTTTAAGCGCCTTTTCGATTTGTGCCGGCGATTTTAATTCCATGAACTCCGTGAAACCCAATCCCATTTCATTAAAAGTCGCTTCCGCCGTAACAGGATCAGCCCATTGACGAGTGGCCCGTTTGGGCACGAGCTTCCACCCCGGCACTGGCGCGTTGTTTTCCAGCATTGTTTGGGCCAATTCACGCACGCTCTTAGCCCACTCTTCCGCAAGGATCGCAAACGCCAGAGCATTGCCGACTTTCTCCACATCAATAGCCTTAACTTTCGTCGCGACGGCGCGCTCAAGCTGACCCGTCAGCAAAGGACAGACAGGCTTGGCGGCGCACCAACGACAATGATCTCCAGCAGCGAACGGCGCGTTAGGCTTGAACGACGCTTGCACGGCGTCATACAACGTACGCTCGAATGCTTTAATGCGGCCGGGGGTTGTAAGCCAACGCTTTACATACGGCGGCTGCACGATGATAAGTTCGATCTCATCAACACCTTCAAAGACCCAGCGCAGTTCTTCCGTCCGCATACCTGCGGCCGTGTAGAACATAAGCTGTTCATTTTCTTCGGCGTCTACCGCGACGCCATCCCCAAACTTCCAGTCTAGGACTATCGCACGATTGCGTATACGGCCAGCGAGATCGCAAGAACCGTAAACTCCGGCAAGAAAGTCATTGAAATGGACATTTACCTCCGTGGCGAACTCAAGCTCACTATTAGGGTCGATCTGGTTAAGTGAGTCAAGAGCAAGGATTAACTTCTCATTGTCAGGATAATCTTCAACGCTTGCACCATGCGACAAAATCATGTGCATCGCGTCATGCAGACGTGAGCCTTCTTCCGCATACTTAGAGCTTGGTTTTTCAGGCACTGTGTTGACTAGCGCCCGCGAACCGGGGCAGTTAATCAAGCGCTTAGCGGTCGAACCGCCGACGATATTGCTATGAGACATTAGTGAACCTTTCGATGATTCGACACTAGACATCTTTTTATTTCTGTGCAAGAGATTTTTTTATGCTTGAGAAAGACATTGAAAAATATCTTGTGAAGTGCGTCGCGCAAGCTGGCGGCAAAGCCTATAAATTTGTCTCGCCATCGAATCGCGGCGTATCCGACCGAATTGTCTGCCTACCAGACGGCAGCACACATTTCATAGAGTTAAAACGCCCCGGCGGCAAAGTATCGCCGCTTCAGTTAATGTTCGCGCGTGAAATGATGACGCTAGGCCAGAGCTATGACGTGCTGTGGTCTAAAGAAGAAGTTGACAAATGGATCTTAGACCATACCAACACGAAGCCGCCGACTTCCTCTTCAGCCGCGACCGGGCCATGATCCTTGCGCCAGTCGGCGCGGGTAAGACAGCGATTACGTTGACGGCGATGTCGGACATGACGGCTAAAGGCCATTGCGACCGTTGGCTTGTGTTAGCGCCGAAACGCGTTTGCACTGACGTATGGCCTGTTGAGCGTCCTAAATGGGCTGAACACATGAGCATGGCTATTGCGGTCGGCACGCCAGCGCAACGCAAGAAAGCGTTCGCAGCAGACGTTGATATAGTCGTCACCAACTACGACAATATTCCGACGATTGACCCTAAAGACTTTGACGGCATTGTATTTGACGAGTTAACGCGGCTAAAAGACCCGTCCCGCAAGCGCTTTAAGTTCCTGCTCAAGATCCTCGATCAGTTCAAGATTCGATGGGGGTTGACCGGATCATTTACGTCGAACGGCCTAGAAGACGTGTTCGGCCAGTGCAAGGTCGTCGATCAGACGCTGCTAGGCCGCAGCAAGGGCGCGTTCTTGCAGCAATATTTTTACTGTGTAAACCGCGACTATGGGCAGTGGGAGCCGTTGCCGCAAGCGCTGCCGAAGGTCATGGAGGCGATCAAGCCGGCGACCTATGTGCTGGAGCCTGGCGAATATAAAGACAAGCTGCCGCCGCTCCATGTCGTGCAGATTCGATGCGATCTCGACGACCGCGAACCCTATGAAAACATGAAAAAGGAATGTGTGCATGAGGAGATCACGGCTCCGACAGCGGCTGCTGTCACAAACAAACTTCAGCAGCTTACCTCCGGCTTCGCTTATGATAGCCAAGGCGTTGCTAAGTGGTTTGGCCGCCAAAAGTTTGAATCTCTCCGAGACATCCTCGACGAAAACCAACGCGACAACACCATCATCGTCTACAATTACAAAGAAGAATTAGCCGAGTTACAACGTCAGTTCAATGTGTCGACGATTGACGAACCGAACGCCATTGAGCGATGGAATGCCGGCAAAATCGAACTGTTGGCGATTCACCCCAAGAGCGCCGGCCACGGGCTGAACCTGCAATTCGGCGGCAACAAGATCGTCTTTCTGTCGCTGCCGTGGTCGCTCGAACTGTTCGAGCAAACGGTCGGTCGTCTGCACCGCAGCGGACAGACGCGTGATGTGTGGTGTTATGTCATCATGTGTAATAAAACTATTGACGAGCGCATATGGGATGCGCTACACGACAAAAAATCTTTAGCGGAGGTGGCCCTTGCAGAATTGTCAAACGACTAAAAAGGTAGTCATTAACGCTTGTTTTGGAGGCTTTAGCATTTCCGACAAAGCAACGCGCCATTTTGCCAAACTTTCCGGTTTAACTCTTGAGGAGCGGCCGTCCTGTAGCGTCTTTCGCAGCGTAGACTTCTATACGCCGGACGGAAGCCAGTTTTGTGACTGGGATATGAATCGCGATGACCCGCATCTCGTTGCAACAGTCGAAACGCTTGGGGCTTCTGCTAACGGCGACCATGCAGCGCTGAAGGTTGTAGAAATTCCTTCCGATGTTGAATGGGAAATTGTTGATTACGACGGGTGCGAACATATCGCCGAACGTCATCGGACATGGTCTTAATATGACAGTCACATGGAAAACTCTTAACGATCAGCTTGCTGATCTTACCGAACAGGAGGTCTTAGACCTACTGGAGATGGAACAACGTCACGCCCGGCGCTCGACCATCTTAGTGCGTTTGCATCAGCGTTACACGGTGCTGCGCATGTTAAGAGAAAGGGCGGCCATCATGGAGATGATAAATGAACCCTCAAGAACTGCTGTATGAAGCTGCTAAGATCATTGACCAGCGCGGTCAGGGATACGGCGGCATAGAAAACAATTTCCAGCTTGCGGCCGACTTGGCCACGCTGCGTCTGGGGCGCGAGTTTCACCCCTACGAGATTGCGATTATTCTGGCTTGCGTTAAGAACGCCCGCGCGTTTGCGTCACCTACCCACATGGACAGCCATGTCGACGCGGTGAACTATGAACTGTTCGCTGCGACATTTGCCGAAGATTATGCGCAGGCGCGGGGTCTTCAGGACGTGTCGTATAGGGCTAAGAAAGACTTAAAGCCGGCACGTGCGGCGAAGCTGGCCGTAGTCGACGACAAGTCTAGCAACAGCGCTGTCGCGGGGGAGAGCGCGTAACTCTTTGGCCGCTTTGGTTTGGAGTTCGGCCGAATAGTCGACCAGCGGGGGACACCTGCTGGTCGACTGACACCCACTAAAACTTGCCAGCATCAAGATCAGCGGCAGTCTCATCTTTGGTTTTAGGTTCTGCAACCTGTCCCCTTCAATCCTGATACTTAGAGCCGCCCGTGACGTTCCAGTCTTTAGCGGCGACAAGGCCCAGACCGACAAGCGCCGTCTGAAGATCATCCCAGTTCACAGTCTTCGTCTGCCAAGCGTGCCACAGCACAGTAATAAGGGCCAGAACGCCGCTAAAAGTCGTGTAGGGGTTATTTACCATCTTATTTCCTTCTGCAAAGTTGCCGAACCAAGTCCTGAATCTGGGGGTCGCTTGTCAGAGCAACAGCAAGCATCTGGTTAAAACGGGCTTGGAGATCATCGTCGGCAGGGGGAGCAACGGGATCTTGCGCAGCGATAAGGGCGGTGCGATAGGCGTCCGCAATCTGCGCTATCTCTTTGGCGCGATCAGTCCCGTTAATGATCCGCCGCGCGTTGATGTAATCGCGCTTATTGTCGTTGATATAGTCGTCTAGTTTTTTGCCGGTGAACAGGCCCTTGGTCATGCCGTCGAACAGCACGAACAGCGACGATTCCCATTCCAGCGCCTTGTCCGGCGTCTTCTCTAGTCCGTATTTGGCGTAGTTGTCACGCCAGGTTAGCTGGACTAGCCCGCGCCCGTAATAGGGCCAGTAAGGCTTGGACTTCAGATAAGCCGTCGAGCCATACTCTTTGATCGGCTGCATCGTGTGCGCCGTCTCCCATTTGACGGTCGCAAGAACATACGCCAATTGGTCGAGGCTAATGGTCGAATAGTTAATGATTTTTTCCATGCCTTCGACTTGGCCCTGCGACAGTTTGCCGCCGAATAGGCTGTTACGCACATCGTCGAAGAAGATCTGGAAGTTCATCGGTCAGCCTTTGTGCTGAGCATGTCACGAATTTTATCAAGACGTTCAAACACTTGGTTGAGCGTCAAATTGAATTCTTCGCGCGTTATATAGCGGCCGGCAACCAGCACTTCAATCTGGCCAACTTTTTCCGCCAACTCTTTGTCGGCCTCTTGGAGATCCTTCACAGCCGCCCAAACCGTATTAAGCGTCCAGCCGCCCAGCACGCCGATCACGCCAATGGCTACATCAAAAAGAACTTGGTATTCGACCATAATCATCTCGCCATAGCGTTGCGGTTTTCGGGTGACATATTGTTTTGCATAGCAATACCGCCGGTTATAGCTGTGCGGCTTAACGTGCGACGGCGCGATTCAGGCGCAGGTGTCGCAGCTTTAGCCCGGCGCGTTATCTCACGCTCAATAAGATCAGCGGCCTTTTCAGGATTACGGATTAACGCGTCCGCCAGCACGGCCGTGGTTTTGCGGTTTATATATTTACCCGCAAAATCAAGTATCTTTTCCATGATCGACAAACGGCTGTCGATAAAATCAGGTTTAAGCGCCTTGGCCGTTTTAATGTCTTCCGTTCCAATTTCACCAATCTTTTGCGCCGGGCGCAGACCGGACATTTCTTCCGCCGCTTTAACGCGCTGAAGTTCACGCGCCACCATATTGAAATCGGTCATTATTTCCGGCGGCACATTAGACAGATCAACGTCTAATTGAACCGTAGGCTTAACCGCGCGCTTTTCAACGTCAAGCAGCGCTTGCTGATTCTTGGCCAAGTTCTGAAGACGATCAAAACCGGACTTATCCAGCACCATGCGAATAGTGCCTTTGTTCTTATCCAAATAGTTCAATGCTTTATCGGGCGAACGCGTATTAATCTCGCGGATCGCACGATCCGTAATTTCTTTAGTAAGCGCCGCGCGTCCGGCTGGCGAAAGCCGGCGTACGCCAACATCCATAGCGGCCGGATTTTTCAGTAGTGCGTCAGCATATTCCGCGCCTGTGCGCAGAGCTTCGCCACGATCCGTGCGGAAGAACGATGCGTCGCGCTCAAGTTCGCGTCGACCTTCAAGAAACGTCTGAGCCTCACGACGAACAGGATCAAGAATCTGTTCGGCGTCTATACCCATAAGGTCAAACTTAGACTGATTATCCGCGATAAACGAAGTTATCTTATCTGGATCAACAGCATGTGTGATGGGATCAACGGCCTTGACCCGCGCCATGTCCTGAATACCAGCTTCCATAGCCCGACGCGCCACGGCGTCATTTCCAAATGTCGTCGCAAACTGCGCGGCAGCGTCTTCGTCGGCTAAAAATCGGCCGACAGTTTTGCTAGACAGAATGCCGGACTGGTTCTTTTTGGTCGTGCGAAGAATATCCGACACAACGCCGGTCTTAAACCGAGGAACAAACTCGCTACGGTAAAGATTAAGCGCGTTAGAATATTGAAGCTGCGCCCGCATTGGTAAGTCACTGGCGCGGACAGCCTCGTCGATAGAATTATGGAGATCCATAAGATCGCCCAATGGACGACCCGCCGATTGCGCCGCCGCGATGTCTTTGTTTACAGACTTACGGACGCGGTCAAGCTGGCGCAATGTCGCGCCATTTTGCAATTCTCTAAGATCGGCAACAGTGCGATTGGCCACGCCAAGTGGCACATCCGCCAGCCGCGCGCCAATAATACGTTCGGCGTCAGCGATGACATTATCTACCGGAATGCGTTGGTTACCGGCTGACCGAAAAGCGGCCTCGTATGCCGGCGATATTCTTTCTTCGCGGAATGCGTCGCGGATCTGCTGAGTACGCGCTGCCACAGCTTCGCCAGAGGTAAGCGGATTAGTCGCTGGAATCTGAGCGCCAGTCTGGCTCAGTCCTTGCTGAATACGTTGTTCACCCGCCGCTATAGACTGAGTGATGTCGTTGCGAATGCGAGAGACAGACGCCGCTTCTTGCGGCGACATCGCTTGGCCACGCTGAAGAATATCTTGGTCAATAGCATGAAGTTGTTGCTGAAGCGCCGAAAGGCGGCGCTGTTCAGTCAAGATTGATTCACGCCCTATCGCCGTTTCGCCGGTCATAAGATCGGCCTGAAGCGTGGCAAGCCCAGGCTCGAATTGTCTAGCTTCAGCCAGCCTTTGTGCCGCCGGCACCTCGCCTATAATACTGAGCGGTTCTCGACGCATAGCTTGCGCCGCTGCTGCGGGATCAAACGCAGTCTCATATAGCTTTGATCCTGCCGCGCGTTCAGCGCCAGCCTGAGAAACAATGGGCGACACAAAGCGCTCATACCCGCCGGTGACGCCGCGCGCCGCCATTTCAGGAACCGCAAGCGGATTAGTAGCCTGGGAAATACGGGCGAGCATATTGCCGGGACGCGCTAAAGCGCCGATACCGCCCGTAAGCGCGGAGACACCCGCCATCGTGCCAAGCGGATCAGTTCTGAACGACTCTTTTATTCTGCCGGCTGTTTTTAGCGGACTTACGACCGCGCCCATAATCTCTTTATGAACAGCCTGCGGAATGCCTTGGATAGCTTCGCCGGCAGCAGCGCGGCCTTCTGGCGTCGCTAAGCCGATAAGACCTTGCGCAATGTCATATCCTCTAGCGCCCATGCCGATGGCGCTTTCAGGTATATTCTCAATCGTTTCGCCAAGATAGCCAAGCGTTTTGCCGGTTGCGGTTTCACCAAACCCGCCCTTAGGAAGCCGCCCTATTCTTGTGCCGCCGACTCCTTCAGGCGAGCTTAAAAACCCAACTTCGCCAGTGACTTCGGGCTGTTTAGCTTCAAGCGAACTGACATCATAACCGTTAGCCTTCAGCTTAGTTAAAAGCTGCGCTTTAGTAGTGCCTTCCGGCACATTATTGATGACCGTTCCATCAGGAAGCCTAACGTCCATTATTTAAGACTCCCCCAATCAACAATGCCGCCTGTCGGCTTAGACTCTTCACCAGCTCTACCGCGTGTCGTCGGTTTAGCAGTTTCACCGCCGCCCAACAATTTGCGCAGGGCTTCAACAGAAGCATAGCCTTCACTAAGACCTTTTATTTTGTCTGGGTTAAGAAACGCCGCGTCAAGTTTTTCGGCTTCTTTAACCGCGTCCATCTGGGTAATACCCATTTCAAGACCTTTACGGAGCTGGGCCTTGAGAACCGCCGACGTGGTGCGGAGCGCCGCAAGCTGCGCATTAACCTCGCTGTCGCTAAGACCGCCAAGCGCCTGACCTGTCGGGCTTTTACGAAACGCGGCTTTCCAATTCGCCGCAGTAGACGCGCCAGCCTGCGGAATACCGCCGGCTTCTGCCAAAGCACCAAGTCCCGTGCTGACCGTGTCAAGTGTATCGCGCAGATCCATACGCGCGCCAGCCGTCTCGCGCGCCGGGCCAGGCGGCAACTGCTGAAGTGTCGCTTGTTTGCGAAGCGCCCTAGCGACAATCGGGTCAACGGGTGCGTTAACGTCGGCGGCAATAGCAGGCATGCGACCTTGCTGCGCCAATACATTCATCCCCGGCTGATTCGTCACCATTGCGTTTGGCGCGCGGTACTCTGGCTCAACAGCAATAGCTGGTTCGCCCGGACGGCCAGTCGGCGTCACAATCGTTTCGCCGGCTTTTACGCCAGAAATAGGTTTGCGGGCCTGTAAAATTTCTTCCGGCGTCGACAAGAACGCTTCAATGTCTTGCATTTCCGGCCGCGCGCCAAGACGCTTTTGCACACTAGCAGGAAGATCCGGGTAAACTTGAGCATACCGCGCCGCAAAAGTTTCCGGGTCACGGGCCATAAACGCCGGCGCAACAAGACGCTGTGCGGCTTTAATATCTTCGCCGGTTGCCGCCGCCGTTTCTTTACGGCCTTTAGCCATAATTTCAGGCGTCTCTAACTGTTGTTTTTGCCGAGCGAGGCCCAACATCCCGGTATGATAACCGGCCGCCGCGCGTTGCGCCTCTTCGGTGGCTCTTTGCGCTGCGCCCTGTCTTATGACATTTTGAACCTGCATGGCAGTTTCGGGGTCATACTGCCAAGTTTGCTGCGCAAAACGCGGGTCTTCGAAATTAGGAGATATACCGCGAAGCTGCTGCATAGCTTGCAACTTACGCGCGTATTCAGCCATTTGCATTTCTGCGAGCGCATTTTGACGCTGGCGATAATCCATCGTCTGCATCTGCGCGAACATATTCATGGGGTCGAAGCCGCCGCCATACTGCGGGACTTGAGCGGCGATGTCATAACGAACGGGCATTATCAGCTCCCGAAGATAGAATTAAGAACGCCGCCGCTTCTATAAATGCCGGGCAACTGACTTGCGCCGGCATATTGCGTGCCCTGCGGCGCAAACTGATTCATCATGCTATACGCCATGTAGTTCTGCATAGGCGACTGGAGCGCCTGACCAAGAGCAGTCGCGCCGCCCATGTAGCCGGACGCACGCGCCTGCGCGGCGTTCTCCAATCCAGTGCCAAGCGCCTGCCCGGTGCCAAGCGAAATGTTGGCGAGCTGCGGCGCGGTGCCCGTGTAGATATTCGCCAGATTGGTGCCAGTGCCCGAATAGACATTGGCGATGTTCTGTCCAGTGCCCAGCACGTTAGCCGCCAGATTGGTGCCTTGCTGCGCCTGAAGGTTCGCAAGGTTCTGACCTGTCGCGGCCTGAATATTGCTGACGTTCTGGCCGGTCGTGCCGTAGATGTTAGCCAAGTTTGGCGCGAGCGCGCCGTAAACATTGGCGACATTCTGGCCCTGCGCGCCGGCGATGTTCGCCAAATTCTGCGAACCGGCTCCGTAAATGTTAGCCAAGTTCTGCGCGCCCGTGCCGTAGATATTGGCGAGATTAGCGCCAGTCGTTCCCTGCACGCCGGCGACGTTCTGCCCGGCCGCGCCGTAGATATTGGCGAGGTTCTGGGCTTCCGTTCCGTAAATATTAGCAAGATTAGCGCCCGTCTGAGCGCCGAGCCCGGCCCGCGAAGCCGCGCCGGTTTGCATCAGACCCGCCGCGCCAGTTCCATAATTGCCGGCTGCTTGCGACATAACATTGGCCGCGCCTTGACCAGATCCAGCAAGCCCCTGAAGCCCTGCCGCAACCGCCTGACGATTAGCCATGAAACGATTATATGCGTTGGCATATTCTTGACTGCCAGCCTCTTGGCCGTAGCGCGTCGCAGCCTTCAGCGCTGCGCCAGACCCGCGCATACCGGACGCACCTGACGCCGCCTGCATGGCTTGCTGCCCTTGCGCTAAACGAAACGCATAGCCAGGATCCATCTGAAGCTGGTCAAGTGTTGGCTGCTGCGTAAACGATCCGTAACCCGGTGCGCTAGTGTCGCCGCCGACGCCATACAGCGCGGCCATAGTATTCTGCGCGGCCGTTCCAGTGTTGTAATACGGAAGTTGATAGCCGGTCTGAGCGCCATACGCGCCACCAAGCGCGCCAAGGCCGCCCAGTTCAGCCGTTGTATATTCGCCCAGCCCGCGAGCTTCAGCGCCCGTGAGAGCGCCGGTAGCCTGCCCCGCGCCCTGTTGAATAGCTCTCGCGCCAGCGCCGGCCGAGCCGTAAAGCGCCGCAAGCTGCTGCTGTTGGGCGTTTGTAAGAGCGCCGACGCCCTGACCCATGCCGCGCTGGATAGCGCCGCCGCTCTGCATCATGCCGCGCTGAATAGCCTGCGCGCCCTGCTGAGCGCCGCCTGTCAGCGCGCCGATCTGACCGCCTGCGCCGCCGTAAAGCGCCTGCTGCTGAGCCGCCTGCGCTTGAATCAGCGGGTCAATAGAAGCCTGACGGGCCGCCTGAAGTTCCGCAGAAGCGGCGGTCGTGCCGCCACGAAGAAGATCTTGCGCCTGCTGCGATGATGTGCGAAGCGACTCAAGCGTCGGCCCTTGCGCGCCCGTAATCGCCTGCGCCGCCTGACCCTGACCGCGAAGAATGTCTTGCCGCGCCTGTTCGGCTTGCTGCGCCTGAATAATAGCCGACATCATGGCGGCTTGAGACTGTGCCTGAGAGGCCTGGCCGGAAGCGCGGGAGCCGAGGAACGCCGAGCCAAGACCCGTCGCCGTGCTACCCAAAAGGGCCATTGTAAACGGATCCATAGCTCAGTTCCTGCTAATTACGAGATGCGATGATATAGTAATCAATTTATGCTGTCCATGAAACAGACGCGGTGCCGGCCGCGCCAGTTGCGCCCGTGCCGGCGTATCCGACAAACACATACACCGACCCATTCCAGTTATAGATCGGGCCGCCCTGACCCCCCGCGCCGCCTGCGCCTAACGTGACAGTTACTGTTCCGCCGGATGTGGGCCCGCTGCCGCCTATCGCCGGGTTAGTCAACGCGCCGGATGACGCTGTCGTGCCTGCCGCGCCAGGACCGCCGCCAGCGCCTGTAACATAGGTGCCCACCGACGAAGCAGAGCCGGAAGACCCAGCCGATCCGCTTGTAGGCGCGCCATTAAGCGGGCCACCAGAATACACGCCGTTAGCGCCCGTTGCGCCGCCCGCTCCGCCCGTAACAGTAAACGTGATCGTTCTATAGATTGGGACGGTATAGCTGCCCGCCGAAAGACTGGTAGGGCCGCCAGCCGTTACCTTCTGAGTGCTGTAAAAGTCTGACAGACTAATAGTGCCAGCCGGAAAAGCGCCGGCTGTTCCGCTCGTCGTGCCATAAAGCTGGCCCTGATAAGCGTTCATATTTTGGCCGAGCGCAAACTCAGTATTAATGTCATTAATAGAGATTGTTCCGCTTGCCGGCAAAGCCATCAGCGAGACTCCACTTTAGCTGACAATTCTTTGATAGCTTCGATCAGAACGCCGATGACATTACCATAAGCGACTGAAAGCGCATCGTCATTCTGTTTAACGACCTGCGGCAACACCGCTTGCATTTCCTGCGCGATAACGCCAACGCCGGCCTCGCCGCTGTCAATGCGGTCGTAATAAACGCCGCGCATCTTATTGACCAACTCAAGAGCGTTCGTGATCGTGGTCACGTTTTTCTTGAGTCGCGCATCAGAATAGGCCGTTACGTTAGAGGCAGCGGTAAGATTGCCGCTCGTATCCCAATATACCTTCGCGTTGCCGCCTGAATCTTTCCAGCCTATTTGCGTGGCGTTGCCATAGAAATAACCGCCGGACGATCCGACCGTAATGGTGCGTTCAGTCGTGCTGCTGATAATCGAAAGATTGCCGGTCAGCGACGTTGCGCCGGTGACGCTCAAAGTGCTGGAAACGCCAAACGTGCCCGTCACGGAGCTATTGCCCGTGATCGTAGCACCGCCAGCCGAAACGGTTAGGCCATTAGACGCCGTAAGCGTGCTACTGGCCGTCAAGGTTCCGGTAACGGAACTGTTGCCCGTAATCGTCGCGCCGCCGGCCGATACGGTCAACGTGCTACTGACGCCAAGCGTTCCGGTAATGGAGCTGTTGCCCGTGATCGTAGCGCCGCCAGCCGAGACGGTAAGACCGCCAGCGGTAACGGTAGCGCCGCCAGCCGAGACGGTCAGACCATTAGACGCCGTAAGCGTGCTACTGACACCAAGCGTGCCCGTGACAGAACTATTGCCCGTAATAGCCGCGCCGCCAGCCGAGACGGTCAGACCGCCAGCGGTAACGGTAGCGCCGCCAGCCGAGACAGTCAGACCATTAGAAGCGGTCAATGTGCTGCTAACGCCGAGCGTGCCAGTAATCGAGCTGTTACCCGTGACAGTAGCGCCGCCAGCCGAGACGGTCAGACCGCCCGTGGTTACAGTAAGCGCGTTGCTAACGCCAAGCGTGCCCGTGACTGTGCTGTTGCCCGTAATGGCCGCGCCGCCACCAGAAACCGTCAGGCCGCCCGTGGTTACGGTCAGACCGTTAGAAGCTGTGAGCGTGCTGCTAACGCCCAACGTGCCCGTGATCGAGCTGTTGCCCGTAATAGCCGCACCGCCAGCCGAGACGGTGAGCGCGCCGGTTGAGCCAAACGTGCCCGTGACCGTGCTATTACCGGTGATCGTAGCGCCGCCAGCCGATACGACTAAGCCGCCAGAAGAAACTGTAAGCGTGCTGCTTACACCCAGCGTGCCCGTGACCGTGCTGTTGCCGGTGATAGCAATACCGCCAGAGAACGTGACCGCGCCAGAGAAAGTTGCAGCGCCAGCGCCCGAGATCGTAAGGCGGTTGCCGCCGTTCGTTCTGACGATAAAGTTGCGGTTGTCGCGGACATCGAACGTCGAGTTAGATGCGTCCGCCGAGATAACCGTGCGCGGCGTGCCGTTAGCAGAGAACTGGATCTTACCGGCATTGTCAATGTCGAGCGCTTCCGCCGGAGCGACAGTGCCAAGACCGACAAGACCAGCCGAATTAATGACAAACGGCGTCAGATCAGGGTCGACGCTGTCCTGCACGCGCATAACGTCGCCGGTGCCGGTCTGTGTAACTTTGAGCGCCGGGCCAGACGAGTCAGTCGAGATCGTGACGTTACCCGTCAGAACTGGCGACACCGCCGTTGTCGGCGCGGAAATATAATCGACCGTCCATTGTTCAACGTCATTGGAATCGGTCAGTTTGAACTTATAGGTCGCTTCGCCAAGCCAAATATCGGCCTCGCCGCGAGAGTCTAAGATAATCGGGTTAGTATTAGGTGTAGCGCCGGTCGAGTCTGTATAAGTAACCTGCGGACTGGTCGTGCCGGCCGCGTAAGTATAGACCTTACCGCCAACCAACGGAATGCCGTCAGCTCCGATAAACTGCGTTTTAGGGATTGGAGTGATAACGGCCATTTATCCACCTACGATACTGGTAACGGTTAAAATAACCGAAGGAATGGCGGGAACATGCCCCGATGCAGTAGCAGCTAATATCGAGACGTTCGTATTCGTCGTTTCCCAATATAGCTCAAAATAATCGCCTGCGGTTAGACTTACCACAAAATTCCATGCCGCAACATAAGCGTTGCTAGACCCTGACAAGGTAATCTTGGTAGCTGAATCCGGCACATTTGTGCCGTTCACACTAAGCCATATGTAAACATCTTTAGAGCTAGCGTTAGCGCTAATAAATTGCGCCGAAAACTGTATGTTATAAGTGCCTGTATTGTCTACATAGACGCGCGAATTTGGCGTGCCTACATACACTCCATATTCTAGAGGGCCGGCGTTAATTTTAGTTGCAACGCTATTTAATTTCATGGCGTAGGCGGTATTAGCCGCCGCCGCAGTTTGCGTCGTCGTGTCGTAATACGACCCGTATCGACGGCCGTTTTCGACGGAAACATAGATATTATAAAACCAGCGATACCATTCGCGGGTCACATAGTTTGTTATTTTGTCCCAGATCGGAACACGCGCTGCCGGGATAAGTGTATTATTATCAGGCATTTGTGCGGTCCATTATGAGTTCAGCGCCCATAATGGCGATCTTAACCGGATCAGTGCCCGATATTTCATATACGCGGTCGCGGATTTTCATGGTCATGCCAAGCCGCCGCCAGATCGTGCGGTAGCCGAACTGGCCAATACGGCCCATCGACTTCCAATGCTCGTTAGACCAAGTATGGCCGCCATCATCTGACCAACGGAGCATAACTTGCGGGACGACGCCAGGGCGCAACGCAGGCGCTTGAGCGATTATATACTCGCCGTTTTCCGTCAAAAGTCGCTCGCTGGCTTCGGTCGTAATGTAATCACCTTCTAGGTAATCGTAATCGTCGCCAACAAGCCCAACGCCTGTTTCACAATCAAGCTGAAGGCTATGTTGCGTCGTGCGTTTTAAATCATTTTGGCCAGTCGGCAATGCGCGCCATGAGCGCAGCCATTTTTGAATCGAGCCGGCTTCCGTATAGACCGTAGAATCATAAGCAAAAAGCCCGCCGCCAACATAATCGCCAATGACAATCTCATTGTTATAGTTCATCTGGCAGTTGCCGCGATGACGCGTGAACTGGTTATTTTCCCAGCCAGCGCGCTCATGCCAAACGCCAGTCGACACGTCATAAACCCATGTCGTATCAGCGGTTGGAAAATTCAGCACATAGAAGCTGTGGCCATCTTGCTGATAGGTATAGGCCACGGCGTCAGCAAGCGTCGAATATTGTTGGATCTGCCATTCGACAGCGTGCGTCGATATGCGCTCTCCAGAGTAGCCTTTGGAGCGATAAACGATACCATTACCGCGCGCATCGCGGCCAAGCCAAAACAGGCCATTGTCCAGTTTGGCGACTGAATAGGCGGCGAGACAGCCAATTTCGTTAAACGCGCCTTGGATACGCGCAAGAGGAAAATCAGGCGTGCCGGCGTCATACCAGACTTCGACCGTGTTAACGCCAAACAACCAGATTTCACGATGGTCGACGATCAGCGTGACAAGATTGTCCGGCGAGCCTTCCGCGCTGGCAAAATCCAGCGCGTCAATATTTAAGCCATTGTAAGATTCCGTGACCCAAAAACGCTGACTATTAGGCTCATTAAAGACAAAATAGCCGTCAATAAAACCAACGCCGACAGCGCCTGGAAAGTCAGGATCGGTAATCTCACTGAACAACGGCGAGAACGTCAGATCGACCGTCGCCGTCGCCGTTGCGTTAGCCGACAGTTCAAACGTTGTGGCGTCCGTTATGCTAAGAACCGTTGTACCGCTGGGTATGCCAGAGCCCGTGACGGGAAGCCCGACCCAAATCAGCGACGTGTCAGCGGTCGTGACCGTGGCGTCGCCGTTCGTTGTACCGCAGCTCAGCGTAACATCAGTATTATTGTAGATGTAGCCGTTAGCGCCGGCGGCTATGAATAGCTGCGTGCCGTTGTCGACCATGTTGACCGGGCCAGCGCCGGCGACAGTGCCAAGCTCGTGATACGACCAGTCCGTATCGACGCGGTATAGTTTCGTGCCGGCGACCGCATAGCCATAGTCGCCATACTGCCAAAGACCGCGCACGGGGCCAGTCGGGAACACGGCGAGCTGACGCAAACCAGGCGCACGCTGAAGCCATGCGGCCTCTTTGCCGCCTTCTGGCACGATCTCAGGAAAGATATTGACCATGCGGCTGTCAGCCGCATTTGGGCTACGCAAGACATAAGACGAGCCAAGGATCGGCGTCTTCATTAGTAGTTTCCGGCGTAGATATTATAGCGCTGACGCGTGCCGACGATGCTGTAAGGCAGCGCCATGATGTCGTCAGGATTGTTGATGCGCTTCAGATTGCGCTTGCTATACATAGCGATGCGCTGCACCTGCGCGGAAGGCTCGACGCCAAACTCCGGGGCCATTTCGCAGGCCAGATTATAGCGGAACGCCCGCAGGTAGCCCGGTGGGAACGTCAACTGTGTCGCCAGCGCGGCCGGCTGCGTCAGTTCCTCGACCGAAATGAAATGCCACTCAAGCTCGCGCAGCGGCTTGGGGTAGATAAACATATCAATGTCGGGGAACGTATTGTTGACGAATATGACCTGCGGGTAGGTGGACGTAACAGTTTTGACGGCGATACCGTCATACTGTTGCTGGTTAATAAACTTTATGCCGTAAGACACATTCGTCTGCGGGTCGCGGAAATAAGTCGCGTCGTCCAGCAAGACAGGTCGATTACCGACAAAATCGCCAGTCGGGCCAAGCGTCCGGTTAAGTTCGCCGGGCGGCCATAGAAATACTTGATCCTGAGTCGAAAAGACCGCCAGACGCTCCGTGTTCCACGAGTCGATCATCTGGTTCAGCGCCATCAGCGCGTCCTGCGCCGTCTCCGCTGAAGGCGTTTCGCCTTCTGCGAGGACGCCCAACAGCCTCAGCGCCCCGTTGATCTGATCGTACGCTGTCGTCATTTGGATCGAACCTTTCCCAGCCGTTCTCTTCGTCGGCTTCGGCTTCTAATTCTAGCGTAGCGATCTTAACGCCATGAACCTCATGACGCAAATAAATCAGGGCCATTTTACACCTATGGGAAGGGCCAGGCGGGCCGTAGCCCGCCCGTAGGATTAAATTAGGACGCTACGAGCGGAACTGAGAACCAGTCCGTCGTATCATACGCAACAAACAGACAGGCTGTTTTAGCCGCCATGCTGAAAGCGGTAGAGCCAGCCACGCCATTTATCTTGGCGCTGCTTGGAGCGTAAACTTTCAGAACCGCGTTAGCCGTATCATCGTTTTTGACGATGATGACGCGGCCGGCCGTCGGAGCCGGGATGATGACGCCTTTAGTGGCGTCCGCAGCCGTGACCCAATTAAACGAAGCCGTCATAGCCGTCGCGTCGGCGCGGGTAGACCCTGCCGCAGCGGGCTTGGCGACATCGACGGCTAAGCTGGTGATTCCAGACGTAGACGCCGCAGAGATTGTGCCTCCACTGATCGTCGCACCCGTGATGGTCGTGCCAGCAACGAGTTCGGGATCAGAGAAGGCAACACCGACAGATTTAGTGTTAGGCATTGCCTTCTCCTGTGATTACGCGATGCGATACAGCGCCCAAGTGCTCGAACCCGTCTTGCGGGCGCGGAACATCTGAGCGGTGCCGGCCGTAGCAACAACCGTCATCAGACCAACCAGCGTCCAGCCGGTGTTAGTCGTCAGGGTGATGACGCCCGAACCCGAGCCATCGACGTTGATGACCGAGAAGTCGAAGCTGTCGCCGACATTCGCCGATGGGATACCAGCTTCAAGCGTAGCGACCGTCGGAAGCTGGTAGGACGCCGCCGAGCTGCCCGGCGAGCCAAGCAGAATGCCGTTAAGCACCTGCGAAGCCGTCAGAGTAGCCGAGGCCGTCGCCGTCGCCGGAACGGCTACAGCGTTCATGGCCGGCTCATTAAGATTGCCAGCCGTATACTGATAGCCGCCGGTGCCCGACGGAAACGCCGGATTGGGGCCAAACGATTCGAGCGGATAAGAAGCGCCCTGAGTAGTGATAGCCATGATTCAATGCTCCTTAATTTGAGAGGAAGAAGGGGCCGAAGCCCCTTCTGTTAGCCCCAAAGGCGAACCGCCATCTGCGGACGAATGACGCTGTACCCATACAGAACGTCAATACGGCAGGGCAGTCGGTCGTTGTTGATGTCATACTGACGGACAACGCGGAGCGAGATACCATTGTGAACTTGGCGCGAGGCCATGTCGACGCCCTGCGGAAGCAGGAGATCGGCCGTGGCGAACGCGATGGCGTCCTTGTGGTAGATCATGTTCTGCGGGTACTGCGTCGAAGCAGCGCCGAAGAACGTGACAGCCTTACCGGAGACCGGCAGAGCGTCGACCGTGGCAAGAGCCTGCGAAGCCGAATACATCGCCGGGACAGTGACCGAAGCGGTGGTCGACGCCGTAACGTCAGCCAGAGCAACGAACTGAAACAGCGAGCCGGTCGACTCACGGGTCTGCGGGTTGACGGCATAGCAGTCGGCAATCGTGAACACGTCGCCGGCCTTAATAACCGTCGAGCCAAGGCCCGTCAGGACGATGGTGGTCGCGCCTTCGGTCGTGACCGAGGTGCTGACCGTCACGGTGCCCGTGCGCGAGCCAGTCGTGAACTGCTTGATCGACTGCGACATATTCAGCTCTTCATAGCCGAGAATGCCTTCGCCGAAGATGCCGTTCTTAAACTGCTTCGAAATGGCCGAAACAGGGTTGAACAGGCCCTTCATGCCTTCGATCAGCGACGCGTTAGCGGCCGGGTTGACCGTCGCGTAGCGCGGCGACATGACAGCGGCGTTCTCGTTCAGCTTCTGCTGCGCCTGCAACAGAACGAGCGAGGTGGCCGGGGTCGTGCCGGGTGTGCCGACCGAGTTGCCGATATATTTGAAGCTATTGGCAACGTCAGCGTCGATGCTGGAAGCAAGCTGCGAAATACGCGGCTTCAGCACGCGTTCCGCGAAGTCGTCCAACTGCATCGTCAGTTCAGCAGTCGTGAAGTTGACGCCGATGTGCTTCTGCGACGAAACGGTCAGGGTCGTGTACTGCTCGTTGTCGTCCTGAACCTGAAGCGCAGCGCCGTCCGTGACCAGAGCGCGGTCGGGCAGGCGGATACGCAGGGTCGAGCCGATCTTAGCGCCTTCGACGGCGAAAGAATCGTCATACTGACGGTTGACGGTGCGGGTCAGGACAAGGTTGTTTTCTAATATTTCCAAAGCCTTGCGTGTAATCATGTCAATAGTAAGAAGTGAGTTACTCATCTTGTAGTCCTTTCAAGAAGCTAGGAAGACTGGTGAGGGCAAACGCCGCCGTTTTTATGTTTGCCTATCTGACAGTTCATACAAAGAACTTGATACCCGGTAGGAAAACCATTTTTTCTGAGCCATCCATAGAAAGCTGTCCCGCTTCCTGCGTAAAGCCCTGATTTTCTTTCTTTGGCACCGTCGTTATCTATGTGATCTATAGATAGGAACATAGGCTCTGTCTCTCCGCAACAAGAACATTTATAGCCGCCATAAGCCGCAAATACCTGTTCTTTACACCGAGCGTTAATTCGATTGGTCTTATCCCGTTCCGCTTGCCGCATAGCGGCTACTTCTTCAGGTGTTCCATTCGCTAACTTTCGGTTGCGCCATTCGCGGGCATGTTCACGGGATTTCTCCCGGTTATTTTCCCGCCAATCGCGCATACGCAGATTGACTTTTTCCCGGTTTCGTTCGCGGTATCGCGCTGCCGCTTCTCTGTTACGTTGCCGCTTCAGATCATCAGCAGTTTGATCTTCACTCTCCATTTCTGCCTCCATTTTCGAGTTATCATACTCGACAATGGCGGCTTAGTCTATCGTCTGTTCTGCGCTTCCCACTTCTTGATCTGTCTTTGCCGTTCCGCTTCTATCCAATCCGACGTTGACATTGACTTTAATGACCGAGGGTCAGTCGTATCATAACGCGGGCCTGAGTTTGACCGGGTAGCTGTGACAGGAGCAAGAGGTGCGGGCGCGGTTGAGGTTCTCTTAACCGGCGGATTGTCGGCCAATTTGGCTTCAATCTTTCCGATCTCTTTTGCCTGCAAGACTGGCGGCAAATTAGCTATCCGTTGGGCTTCTTTCGGATTAGACCCAAGGTGATAGATCACTTCGGGGCCAATATCGGAAGCCTGGATAGCTTGGGCCATAATGTCCGTGACGGGAAGGTTAGGATTATACGCGACTTGTTCAAAGTCCTCGTAACGATCCCGCGCTTCTTCTTCGCGGTCTTTATAGCTGTCTAAGATCGCGGCTTGCTGCTTTGCGGCCTCTCGCTGCGCTAGAAGCTGTTGAGCGCGCTGTTCAGCCAATGCTTCCGCATAATGCTGAGCGTTCTCAAAATCATCCGGCGCGGGTGGAGGTGCGGCCGGCTGTTGACGAGCCTGCTGCTCCGCAAGCCGTTGGGCCTGCTCTCTTTCCCATTTGCGCTGTTCTCTTGCAAGGCGCTTGCTGACAATCGCGTCCAACTCTTCTTGAGAGAACGATTTTGTCGGCTGCTGTTCCTCCGGCGTCGCTTCCACAGATTCCGGTGCTGCCGTAGCTTCCGGTTCCGGCGCGGGGCTGATCTCCGCTACAGCCTGTTCATCTTCCATTTTCACCTAGCTTTCCGGCCAGTCGGTTAATCGAAATTACTCTTCTTCGGCTTTGTCGTCAATAAGACCTTTACCGATCTCTTGAATCTTAGCCGCAAGCGGCAGCGCTTCACTAGCGACGGTCAAGCCTCCGGCTTTGGTCGCAATGTCCAGCAACTGCAACAGCTTGTTTAGTTCTTCTACTGTAAACATTACCTTCTCCAAGGTGTTCGCCCGGTGGAGAACTGACGCGGGCCGGGCGAACGTCCTCCCGCGCCAATCTTGTTACGCCTGCCAGGGCAGCGGCGGCGAAACCACGGGCGGATTGATCTGGTTAGCGATCTGCTGATCAAGCGCTGCGACCTGCGCCGCAAGCGTTTCAGGGCCGAACGCCTCTTCAAGCCAGCCGATAACCTGCGCTTCCGTCAAATCGGCATAGGGCGTGAACGGCGCTTCGGCGTCGAGCGTCACAGCCTGTGAACCGTATATATCCGCGTTATAGGTGCCGTCAGTCGCCTGACGCCGCCAGTGGACGGTGAACACAACGTCCGTGTGGCCGTCCTGTTGCGGGTATGCGTCAAGCTGTGAGATTACCCATGTGTATGTGTTAGCCATGGTAGTTCCTTATGCGTTTGCGATAGTCGTAACGGTTCCAGAAGAACCACGGTATTTCAGCGCGCCGCCTTCTACGTAGAGGTAACCTCCACCGCTAAAGTTAGCCGCAGGAACAGACGTAGAGTTTTTGATGCCTATATTTCCGCTGGCGTCAATCCTAGCGCGCTCGGCTGAATCGGTGGTGAACACTATTGGGTACGCACCAGATGAGTATAAAACTCTTCCGTATGCACCGGCAGAAAAACCAGAGCCTGTAGAATTATCTATACCAAAGTAAAAATCACCGCTTGTATTTTTGGCTTGAAATACTGAATAGTTTGTTGTGCCGTTTAATTGAACTCTACAAGTCGAAGCGCCTGTGTTAGATAAAGTTAATACGCCAGCGCTACTAGTCGTCCCAACCAGCAGATCACCCGATGCTGTCAGCGTCATCGCCTGCGTGAAGCTGATGGCATTGCCTGCGGTGCCGGAGGGTGCTGTATGCCAAGTGTGAATGCCGTCATTTTGCTGATAGTATGACGCCGGTTTACTAGAAACGTCGTATTTATAGCCGCCATCAAAATAGGCGTTGCTTAACACAAAGATGTTTCCGCTTGTTGTCGCACTCCAAACGCTACTACCCGTAAATCCAACACTAAACGCTTTTCCTGTAGACCATGTTCTCGGCGTAACACCCAGTCCTAAATTTCCTGCGGCGTCTAGGCGCATTAACTCGTTAGCGGAAAATGAACCGTTTAGGTTTGATTGTCCAAAGGTAAGCGCGTTACTTGGATTACCAATATAGAAATGCTGGTATGAGCCAGAGGTATTAGTGAATGTCTGATATACAGCAGACGTTCCTCCAGACAGGTTGAATGCTGTAATTGGCGACGAAGTGCCAACGCCCACCAGCCCGCCGGAGGTGATACGCATACGCTCTGTATCTGATGTGGAAAACAAGATTGGCGCGCTGGCGCTATTCCACATCACTAGCCCATAAGCAGAACCGAAAGGCGATCCGCCACTACCGTCCATACCAACGTATGCTATGCTACTACCGACCCTATATTGAGTGTAGACAGGGTTTGTATCTGTGGACGAGTATATACGCATCTGAGAGGACGCACCTGCTACGTCCAGTTTTAGAACTGGCGAACTTGTTCCAATGCCAAGCCGACTATTTGCGCTGTCCCAAAACAGACTACTGCTATTCCCAAACGCACCCGTCCCATTGCCAAACGGAATGTAGCCAGCGGTAAGCGAGGTGAGGCCGGTGCCGCCGGACGCAACGCCGAGCGGCGTGGTCGTAAGCGTCAGGGCCGCCGCCGACATGGTGCGGCCCGCCGTAAGATCCGAGATAGCGACTTTCTTGGTCGTGCTGGACTGCACGATAGGCAGAACTTCCGTTCCTGCGACAGGCGTCGTAGCAGCGGGAAGAGCGGAGATTTTTACGTCAGCCATTCGAGTAGTCCTTAAAGAAGAATAAGCCCGCCGTCCTCCTGGACGAGATTAGCGCCGGCTTCCGTCGCCAGATTTGCCGTTAGATCGGTCTCGCCCTTACCCGAGGTAAGAGATACGATACCGCCCAACCCAAGAGCCAGAGCGTTTCGGAGTGCGACGCCCCAGCTCATCGTATGTTAATCGGCTTGCAGTAGATGTCGCCGCCCGTGCCGACCTGAATAGCACTAACACGCCACGGCGCACCCGTCCCCGAAGGCACAGTAAACGGAATCGGCGTGTTCGCCGGAATCGGCGTAGAAGCCGTCGTAGCCGTGACGCCCTCGCCGACAATCACATAGCATTCCGTCGTCGACCAGATAACGACGCCCTGCGGACCTGCGGGCCACGTCGCGGTAGAGCCGGCCGTGCCGGTATAGCTGACCGTTCGGGCCGGAAAGTTGCCGTCAGCAAGCGGATTCAGAAGTTCCATATCAGCCTCACGCCAAGAATTTCAATTTATACAGCGTTTTCAGATACAAGCCAACTATCTCGTCGACAATGTTCTGAATAGCCGTGTCGTCGCCGAACTCTTCGCGGCCTTTTTCGATCTTTTTCAGCGAATCTTCAAGAAATTCAACGACATTTCCTGTTTTTTCAGCCGAATGAAGCGTAATTGGCCCGATCAGACCATGCCGGCCCTGATAGGTTTCCACCAAATCATCGGCCAAATCTATGATTTTGGGGTAAAACGAGCCCAAAGCCTTATGTTTGGCGTAAGACCGCGTGTTGAGATGCACAGAATGCGTCACGTCGCGCGCTAAGAACAAGTGTCCGATCAGATCCGCGCAGCTCATGCCACCCTCGCAAATTCGCCGTGATATTTGTCACGGGCTTCCGAAGCCACAAGAGCGGCTAGTTCAAGGTCTTCAAAATACCCAAAATGGCGTATTTTATTGTTTACGGACAGGGAAACACCCCATTTATTCAATCTTTTATGCCAGCACACATTTTTTACGCCAGAAGTATTATCTTTTCGCTTTTTTGCATTCTGAGCGTTACCTAAATGCGTAGCGGCGCGAAGATTTTCAGAACGATTATTCGATATATTTCCGTCTATATGGTCGATAATATTGGCCATATATCCATGAAACATTAAAAATATGAGCCTATGCGCTTTATAAATCTTACGCGCATATTGAATGTGCGTGTATCCCCGTTTGCCGGCATATCCGGCTATAGATCCTCGCGGCGTTTTTGCCGGATTTGTCGGATTCTTCCAATAAAGAACGCCGTCTCTGTATTCAAACAGATGATGTGCTAATTCGGCGTTCATTGAGGCTCCATTCCCGGCAAAGTCTGCATGGGAGTGTTTCGCGGAACTATATCGCCCGTATCCAAAGCAGCGGCAATAGTTCCCTGAACTATATCACTAATCTGCTCTGGCGACAAACCAGCCTGCATGGCCGAAAGACGTTTTGTCTCGGCGTCGTAAGCCTTGATCTGCGCGTTCTGCTCGTCAATCGCCAATTTCTGCATTTCATACGACTGCATGAGCTGCTGAATCTGAGCGTTGGTCTGCTCCATCATCTGCGACATTTGAACGATCTGCTGCCGCATAGCCTGCGCTTCCGGCGATTCGTCCGTATCCTGAAGCACCTTCGGGTCGAGCATCTTTTCGAACCGCTTGGCCATCGTCTCCGCGCCTGGCCAGTCCATGTTCTTGACGAACAGATCGCCCGCGACGCCCCAGAGAGCCGGGTTTGTCTGGAGGATCTGGCCCATCGTGTCCATGGCCTCCTGCTTACGGGTCATGTAGCTGGGGCCAGACGACACATGCACGTCGTAGGTGCCGACGTTCGGGTTGTAGATCTTCATGATCTCAATACCCTGCTCGTCGACGATCTTGCGCACGGCCTCCGGCTGCTGCGGATTGATCCGCGCCATACCGACTTCGCCCTCGACATTGATGATTCGAGCGACGCGCTGCGTGTCATAGATCTTCGGAATCAGATCGACGAGCTGACGGGCGACGTATTTTACCGCGCGGGCGAGGTTGTCGACATAATGATAAGTGCTCGTGTCGCCTTGCCGCTCCCGAGCGAGGATCGCACGACCCGTCCGTTCGTTGGAAGTCGCCCCAATGCTACTGTCGTATTGGCCAGTGGTCGACTTAATGTCTTCGCCTGCGCCCATTTTGGCTTGGATAAGGCCCGTTTGAGCCATCGGAGGCTGGGCGCGTTCAGGTAGCGGAAGCGGGTTTCCAGCTCCGTCAGTGACATCAGGATTGACCTCCAGATACGGCCAGTTGTTCGTATTGGCCGTCTTCCAGTTAATTTCATAACCTTCGAACTGGCCGCCATAGCCAATGAAGGGCGCTTTAGGAGCCAGCGCCAGCATTTCCGCTTCCTGGCTGACCCAGTAGTTATACATGCGCTGCGCGTCTTTGGCGTTGCGCACCAGACCGCTAATGTAGATCTGACCGTCGACCTCGAATTCGTTGCCGATCACGCGAATGACGGGGATGTATTTGCCCGCCCATTCCCGCTCTTCCAGCACCTCATAGCCATTAGTCTTAATCCACATGACCTTGCGGCGGTCGCTTTCACGGCTACGCAACGGCTTCCCATAGGCGCTCTTTAGCCGACGATCCTCCGGCGTGCCATCGAACGCCGTGATGTTGTCTGGGTAAAGATTCAGCTTCGCCTTCTGCATATCAACGTAGAAATACTCAGCGATGCGCACCGTTTCTTGGCTGACCCACATGCTCAGCGTCTGGTCGCCCACACCCTGCGACATCATGCCAGTCACAGGCGTCGCGTCTGGGTACATGCGCTCGTATTCAGCCTTCGGAATGTCTTCCGTAATAAAGCAATAGTTCGCGTCCTGACCGCACGGATCTTGAATCATCGGGTCCATGTAGACGCTGAAGCTGCTACGGACGCGACCGATCTTGATGTCCTGCTCGAAAGAGTCCTCTTTCGTGTATTCGGTCAGGATGCGGATATAGCCTTCGCCGTAGGTGACTTGGTTATCACAGGCCGTGTCATAGGCAACATCGGCGTCCGACATATACTCAATGTGCCGCACGATACCGTCGAAGATCTCCGCGACTTCCGGGTCGGCGTTCTCATCGGCTGGGATAACGCGCGCGGTCGGGCGGTTTTGGCGTTGCTCGTTCGTGACCAGCCTGACGTGTTGGGGCAGCTTGTTAATCGTCAGGCACGGCCGTGCGTTGATCGTCTGGCCTTGCACCGCGCCGCGTGTCGCCAGCACGTCCGCCGGCCATTGCCACGCGTTGTCCGGCGAGCCCGCCATGAAGCGCAGATCGTCTAGCTCGTCTTCGCGGCTGTCTGAATAGGCCGCCATCGCCACCGTAAAGCGGTGACGCATGGTCGCCAGACGGTCATCATCTGGATTGTCGGAGACTTTGCCAGCGGCAATTACGTCGTCACTTGCCACAAGACTTGCCCTTGCTCATCTTGCCCGGCTTGGCAGCCGCGCGCTTGGTAGCGTATGCTATCGCAACGCTTTGTTTTACGGGTTTCCCCGCTTTGATCTCAGCGGCGACGTTCTTACGGAACGCGTTCTTTGATGTTGACTTAACTAACGGCATTAGCGTTTTCCCTTAGCTGTCTTAGCAGATTGTTTGAACGCCTTGGCGGTCGGTGCGCCCTCTGCACCCGGCTTGCGCATCTTCTCGCCTGACCCGGCCTTGATGCGCGCCCGCTTAGCGTGAATGTTGGCGTAGAGCCCCGGCTTACTTGCCACAGTTCCACCTCTTCATGCTGGCCTTCGCCCGCTCTGCGTTCTTCGACTTAGCGACCACGCCGCCCATGCGCGCACAGAACGACTTTTTACGCCCCTCATCGGCCTTGGTCTTAGGGTTGGGAGCCGGCGGCTTGAGCTTGCTGCCCGTCGCGGCGTTATACTTAGCCCGGCCCTTGGCCGTCAGCCCAGCGCCCGCCTTAGTCGACAGCTTCTCGCCACGTCCTACTGACAGCGATACCATCTAGTGTCCCATCCATCCTGAAGAGGCTGCGTTGCCACCATAACTGACGCGTGGTCTGTTGTCCATTGGTCTAGCCTCCCTGTGCGCCACCGGATACGCGAACGTCACCGCGATAGCGTCGGCGGCGTCGGGGCTCGCCAGCCCTCTCGCCTTCATGTCTTTCTTGCTTTCTAGGAATATAGTCCCTTTACTGTCGGGCTTCATCATGGGGCCTGTAAGATCGGACTTTAGGAATCGGTCGTTTGGTATGCTGGCGGTCTTCAGCCATTCCCGCATGGCGTGCCACATCTCGGCGCGCTTGTTCCCGAACATGATCGGTTTGCTTGAGCGCTGTCCGAAGTTCACGCCCCGGATCTTGTATCGCTGCTCCTTCAGCCGGTCGACCACGCCTGCGCCCAGGCCGCCCTCGTCCACGACGACGAGCGCTGGGCGGAACTCTTCGATGATGTCGATGACGCGCCCCACGACCTCCATCGTGTCGTCACCCCTGTATCGCCGGATAGCGATAATATCGCGCCCTTGTCGAATGGCGATGACCGTGGCGTCCGCTCCGAACCGCGCCGGGTCGACACCCACGATTATCGGTGCCGTCTGGTCTTTTTGTGGTTCGCGTGTCTGCGCTTCCATGACCAGTGATGACGGTATGAACTGGTCATCGCTCGCGTTCGGGAAGGCTCCGTAGACCTCGACGTGAGCTTGAGCGCTGTCGGGGCCGTATTCGTCGATAATCTGCTGATAGACTGCCTTATCAGTTCCCTCCACGCTTCTGGCGTCAACAACCTTGTTTCGCCAGAAGTCGCGCTTGTTGTGGAAGCACTCGTAGAAGTATCCGCTGTTACGGCGGGGGTTGCTAAAGCTAAGCCAAAAACGATTAGGAGTGTTCTCTGTAAAGAAGCCACTGGCCACCGCCCAGATAGAGTCATCAATACCGCTGGCTTCGTCGAACACCAGCATGACGCCCGCGAAGTTGTGCACGCCCGCGTAGCTGTCCGGGTTCTCGGCCGACCACAGCCGCCCCTCGACGCCCCAATAGCGCGTGCCCAGCTTCAGATCCCGCTCGACCAGTTCCGCGATCCACTTGGCCGGCAGCACGCGGGTGGCGCTTACCTCGAACCAATGGCTGTTGAGCGACATGCTAAGCCACTTGGTGATCTCGGCCCAGGTGACGCTGCGTAGCTGCGCCTCACTGTTGGCCGACACGATGGTCGTCGAGCCGATCCTTGTCGTCAGCATCCAGATCACAAGCCAGCTCACAAGGGCCGACTTGCCGATACCGCGGCCGGAGGACGTGGCCATGCGGAAGGTTTCGAAGTTTCGAGACAGCGTAGCTGGATCGATGTCGCGGTCGCCGTTTGTTTTAATGTGGTCGCGCAGATCTTGGAGGACTTCTAGCTGCCATTTGCGCGGGCCTGTGAAGTGTTCGAGCGGCGTGCCAGCCTTACCCCACGGGAACGCCATCCTCACGAACGCGACCGGATCGTTCTTCACCTGCGCCGACCATAGGGTCGCCATCAGCTTCTGTTCCTCGTCCGCTGAGTAGATCGGCACTTGCATCTAATATCTCTCCTTGGATCACGCGCTGCTGCGCCTCTTCTAGCGCCGCTATGATGGATATGCGCTGCTCGACCTGCACCTGCACCGACTGCGGGGCCGTCCACTTGTGGACGTGCTTGAGGATGTCCAGCGCCGCTTTGGTGTCGCCGCTGCGGGCGGCGTTGTGCAGCACCTCGGACATTTCCGCCTCGCCCTCGGCGCGTCCTTTCTGCTCAGCATACTCCGCGATGGGGTCGAACTGCACCAGCCGCCGATACTCGGTCGGGGTCATGCCCGCGGCGT